GTCAATCTGCCGCAAGGCGTATAAGAAAATCGTCGGACGGGTCAGGGTGGGCAAGGTGAACCAGAAAATTAACTCATCAACGCCTGAAGGTTTCCAGTGGCACTATGAGATGTACGGATCGGAGAAGGGTAAAGCGGTCAAGGGCAGGCGCCTGATCAGGATGTCGAGCGACGACAATCCGCACTTATCGCCAAGCTTCTTTGAAGAGATGGAGAAGAACTATACGAAAGAAGAGCTAATCGCCTACCGCCATGGGCAATACATAAACCTTGCAACCGGCAGGGTATGGTATAAGTTCACCAGAGAACGAAACGTTAGACCGGTTCAGTACAACGAAAGCGAAACTATAATCCTGGGCGCTGATTTCAACGTCGGCAACACGAACGGTATTGCCATGGTGCGGCGCGGCAGGGAGGCTCACGTGTTCGCCGAGATCAAGGCCTATGACACGGCGAAGCTGGGCGAGGAGATCAGGCGCCGCTGGCCTGACGCCAGGATCCAGGGCTACCCTGACTCCAGCGGCGGGCATCGCTCAACCAACAGCACAAGGACCGACGTAGCGATCCTGCAAGACTTCGGAATCAGCAATATGTCGCCAGCCGCCAATCCCCCGGTGCGGGACCGCATCAACACCACGAACGCAATGTTTTGCAATGCCCAGGACGAGGCGAGGCTGTTCGTTGATCCCAGCTGCAAGGGGCTGATTGATGATCTGGAGCAGCACAGCTACGACGAGAAAGGCGATCCTGACAAGGAGGGCGGCAACGATCACAGAACGGACGCCTTGAGCTACCCGATCCATAGGATCTTTGAGATTGGCCGCGCCACGGCTGGCAAGGCTGTCCGGGGTATTAGGCTGTACTAGCGCTTGCGCGGCTTCCTGGCCTTCGGCTTCGGCGGCGGCCCGCTGGTGTTCCTCGGGCCTGGCACCAGGTTGTTGCGGCCCGTGCCGCGTCCCCTGGGTGTCACGGGGGCCAGCTGCCGGTCGTAGATCTGCTGCGCCCTGGCAGCGGGCTTGCTGCCCCGTGCGGCGGCGGCTGCAGCTCGCTGGGCCCGTCCACGGATCAGGGCCATCCCTGCATCCCTGGCGGCAGGCCCTTGGCTCTTCAGCACATCCCGCGCCACCTTGGCCCTAGCCCCCGTCCCTCTTGACTCAGCGATGTTGCGGGCTGCCTCGAACGCGAACCAGCGCCGTGCCTCGCCCATGATCTGCTGCTCCTGCCGTACGCGGGCGCCAGGGAACGGCCGGACGACGCTGCGGGTATTTTTGACCCGATCGGCGGCGGCCTTGGCCACCTTCTGGGCATTGGCCTTCTCCTGCGCCATGAACTGACGCGGGCTGAGGCTGGCCTGGCGCTGGATCTGGAGCTTGGTACTCAGGGGCCTGATGTTGCTGGCCGGCCCTGCTGCTGCCGCCGGCCCTACCGCTTTTTTGGGCTGGACTTCCTGGGCTTCTTCGGTGCCGCTGGCAGCGATCCCCCTCCGGCTGGCTTCTTCCCGCCCTTGACCTGCCGCGGCTTGGGCGAGCCGCCCACTAGGCTCTGAATATCCCGCATCATCCGTGCGTCGGACTGCGCCAGGGTCCGCAGGGTGCCTCGCAGGGTGGATGTCATCGACCCAGGTCGCTGGCTGGCGGGCACGCGGGGAGCAGCTGATGCCGCAGGGCGGCCGGCGGCCGGCATGGCCCTGGAAACGGGCACGATGGCCCCGCCAGGGGATCGGACGATGGCGCCGCCGCGGGTGGCGGCTGGAGCTGCCTTCTTGGCGGCAGCCTTTGCAGCCTTCTTCTTCGGCTTGGCGGGTTCACTTGCCACGGGTCGCTTGGGCCCACCCTTCACCCCCCGCGTGTTCTCGAAGCGGGTGACTCGCCCCTTCGCAGCGCCGATCGTGCGGGAATCGCCGTACGGATTGTCTTTCTCCATTCGGAGATTACGTGATAATTCCTTGTATTTAGTCTTCGCCGCGCTTGCTGGGGCCTTCGATGTGCGGGCCGGCTTGGCCGCTGGAGCTGCGGCCGCAGGCGTGGCTTTCTTGGCCCTGGGCTTCCGTGCGGGCTTCTCTACTGGAGCTGCCGCAGGCTTGACGGCCGCCTTTTTCGCCCTGGGCTTGGCTGCAGCGGTCCCGGCTTTCTTCGCCGGCTTCCCCTCTCCCGCCACGGGACGCTTGGTGCCGCCCTTTACGCCTCTGGTGTTCGTGAATCGGGTTACCGCACCCTTGGCCGCACCGGCTGCCCGTGCGCTGCTCCACATGCTGCCATCGTTAGCGGCTGCCCTTGCCTTTCCGCTTAATTCTTTATACTTAAGTTTTGCCGCGCTTACCGGTGCTTTTGGCGTTCGCCCAGCTGCTGCCGTGCTGGCCTTGGTCGCCATGGTGGCCTTGGTCGTCTTGCTGGCAGCCGTCTCCGATCGCTTGTTGCGCACCGTGCCGGAGGAGGCGAACCGCCCGCGGGCGTCGCGTTTCAACTGCCTGGCCATGCCTACCCCGGTGTTGTTCCTCTAGTTTGCCTAGCGCTTTTTTGCGCTTGCATGGGGCAAACTAGGGGAAACGGTTGATGCAATGCCCTCTACGCCTGGTGTCACCCTGATTGATCGCGGACCCGACAACGAACCATTCAGGGCCAGATTTCAACCTCTGGCGGGTGCCTTGGGTGGCAGTAGCAGCAGCTTCCGGGATCTGAAGGTCTACGAGCCTGGCATCGCCTGGACCCGTCAGGAGCCACGCTGGCGCCTGATCGAACAGTTGGTGCAAGGCACCATGGGGATGCAGGCAGCGGGTAAAACTTACCTGCCGCAGCAGCCCGACGAAGAAGATGATTCATACGCAATTCGACTCGCTAACTCTATCTGTCCGCCGTACTACCTGAGGCTTGAGCAGATGCTGGCTGGCATGTTGACACGGAAGCCGGTGAGGCTGAACAACGTACCTGATGAGATGCAAGAGCACTTTCTCAACATAGACATGATGGGGCACGGCCTTGATGTCTTCCTGCAAAGCATTGCACGGAAATGCTTGCGCTATGGCCATATTGGTATTTTGGTAGATTTCCCACGCGGAGACGAAGGCGACGACACCCCGGTAACCCAATTTCGGCGTCCCTACTGGGTTGCTTACAGCCCTCGCAATATTTTGGGATGGAAAACTGACGTAGTTAATGGCACCCTGAAGCTGGTAGAGGTTCGCCTTTACGAAGAGCTTACGGTTCCCTATGGCACATACGGCGAGGAACAAGTTGCACAGGTGAGAGTGCTAAAGCCAGGATCGTTTGAGCTATTCAGATACCAGCCCAGTAAGTCGCGAGATTGGGAGCTGATCAGCGATGGTAAGACTAACATTGAAGAAATACCCTTCGGGATTGCATACGCTCAACAGATTGCGGTACTGGAATCAATGCCGCCGCTTGAGGAGATTGCCTGGCTCAACCTGCAGGCTTACCGCTGTCGGTCCGACCAGAACAACATCCTGCATGTTGCAGCCGTGCCGCGTTACAACCTGTTTGGCGTACCGGCTGAGGTTGAAAAGGTAAGTGCTGGCCCCAACTCGGCCACGGCATGGCCTGTTGATGCACGGGCTGAGTTTGCTGAACCAACCGGAACCAGCTACGACGCACGATTTAACCAGCTTGATCGCATCAAGGCCGAGATTGCAGAGCTAGGCATGGCTGCGGTCCTGGGCCAAAACATGACCAACCAGGCCGCCGAGGCCAAGGCGATCGACCGCAGCCAGGGAGACGCGGCCCTGCAGTCGGTTGCCATCGGCCTTCAGGATCTACTGGATACATGCATGGGGTTCCATGCAAAATTTATGAACCTTGCTGACGGCGGCAGCTCAGTCGTCAACCGTGATTTCGTGTCGTCGCGGCTGGATCCCGCCGAGGTTGGCCAGCTGATCCAGCTCCGCATCAACAATGACATCAGCCAGGAGCTGCTGCTCACGCGCCTTGCTGAAGGCGAGTGGCTGGGCGGTGATTTCGATGTTGAGCTGGAGATCGAGAAGACCGCACAGGAGAAGGCCCAAGCCCTGGCCGACCAACGGGCTCAGCTTGACGCCAGCCTTGGCGGGTTACCATGAAGCGGCCTCCGCAGAACCACCGATGCAAGAGTCACAGGCCTACGAAGCCATTCACGGCGTAGTCTTTGAAGCCATGGAGCAAAGGGACTTCTCGATGATGGCCTTGATCGGCATCATCGAGGTCGTGAAGGCCGAGGCGATGTCCACCATCCTTGAGGACGTGCCTGAGGAGGGCGAAGAAGGCGAGGAGTTCGTAGAGGAGGATCTGGCGGCCTAAACTCAGCGCAACCCGCCACGCGCCTGTGTCCGCCGAAACCACACCAGAAACCACGCCGCAGGCCACACCGCCCAACCCGCCAGCCGCTGCAGATGCTGCAGCGCTGGCGGCGGAGGTGGCGCGGTTGCGTGGCAAGAACGAGGAGCTCCTCACCGAGAAAAAACGGCTTGCCGGCCGCCTTGCCGACCTGCCCGAGGACGTGGACCCCCGCCAGCTGTGGGCGGCCCACCAGGCTGCGGAAACGCAGCGGCTGGAGGCTGAGGGGAACTACACCCAAGCCCGCGAACAGCTGGAGAAGCGGTACCGCGACAG